TCTGGTGTTTATAAAATCACTTGCATTATTAATGGTAATTATTATTATGGTAGTAGTGTAAATTTAAAGTCTCGTTTTATAAACCATATTAATAAATTACGTTCACAAAAACACAGAAATCATAGACTCCAAAGAACATTTAATAAACACGGAGAGGACTCTATTACATTTCAGGTGGTAGAATATTGTGATTCACATTTAACTACAGTGTGTGAACAAAAATATTTAAATATTCATATAAATCACAAAAACTGCATGAACTTTTGTAAAAGCGCATCCGCTCCAATGGCGGGACTTAAATTTTCAGAAGATCATAAAAGAAAAATGGCAGAATCGCAGTTTAGGAATAAATACATATTTACTTATCAAGATGGAATAATTGAAGAATTTAATAGCCTTAGCGAAGCATCAAAGCGATTTGAAGTAAGAAATTCCATAATATCCCGTTGGTTTAAAAGGAAAAATCTTGGCAGAAATCACGGAACATTAAATAAATTTGGAATTATTAAAGCAGAAAAAACAGGTGATGAGAATGTTGTTTTGCAACCTTATCCGTATAAATTAGAACCTTGGATATTAGCTGGAGCATATAGCAGATCACAATATTACAAAGAGAAAAGAAAAAAACAAAATCAACTACTAAATTAACAACCAATTAATAAATCTATGGAAAACGAAAACGAAAAAGCGGAATCTAGTGTTACTGGATTTGGAAACCCATCGTTGGATGCAGATCCAATTGATGAATCAACTGAAGCTCATATCGACTCATTGCTAGATGATGCATTGAGTGGAGTTGAGCCAGTGTTTGCAGATGAACCTGTTGAAACTGAAACAGTCGAAGAAGTGGAAGAAACGATTCAAGAGACTTCAGATGCTCCAGAATCAACAGAGACAACGCAAGATCCGCCAGCAACTCCAGAAGTTGAATTGGATCCAGAGATTGCTTCAATTGAGCAACCTCGCAATCTTTCAGAAGTCAATCGTTCCAACTGGCGCAAGTTGCAGGAGACGGCAAGCACATACAAGAAGCAAGCCGAGGAAGCAGACCAACTGCGGCAGAGGGTTAGTGAAATGGAATCGCGCCAACAGGAATTCAAAGCACCTGATGACTATGAAGAGTTAAAGAAATTCCGTGCAATCTTCGATATTAAAAACGACCCAGAGTTTCAATCAAAATACAACCAACCGATTCAATCCGCTAAAGAAAATATCTACAATATCCTTCGCAAAAACGGAGCAAGCGAAGATGTTATTCAGTCTATTGAAAAAGCAGGTGGGCCTGATGCCGTTGATCAATCGTGGTGGAAACATAACGCAATTGATAAACTTCCGCTGACGGATTCGGAGCGTTTGAAGCGCAATCTTGTCGATGTTGTTGATCTTAAAGAACAGCAAGAAAAAGAGATTGAGAATGCTGCACAAAATGCAGAACAGATTATATCTCAACGCGAGCAGGAAAAAGGTCAGTGGTATCAACAAGAGGTACAACAGATCGACAAACACATCGATGAAATCACAAAAGAGTTGCCGTGGGCAAGATTTGCAGAAGCACCTAAAGATGCAACTCCAGAGAAGCTAGAGCAGGTGCAGCGACACAACTTGCAGGTGCAATCCCTTGCCGAAAAGTTTAACTCCGCGCTGTGGCCCACCAACGCGCAAGAACGAGCTAATGTCGCAGCGGCAGCAGTGTTCTCTCATGTACTAACTGAACAACTCCGAGTTGAGCAGGAAGCAAAGACAAAATACATGGCAGAATTGAAATCCCTCCGTGAAGAGAATAATAATCTTAAAGGAGCAGGCAGGGTTCCTCGTCAGACAATTACTGGTCAGCACAGCATCAAGTCGAGTCTTAACGACCGATTGAAGATGAATTCAATGGATGCTATTGATCTTGGTCTTGATGAAGCTCTTGGTAATTAAGTATATAGCATAATATATACTAAAGTTATCACAATTGCATAAACTATACTAAATTCAGTATAATCATAAACTATACTAAATTTAGTATAATCATAAATAAATCAATATAGTTAAAGCCACATTATATCTATGGAACCAAAAGTATCTCCAGACGAGAAAATAACAATGAATGCGTTGGATTCTTTCGATCCATTTGCAAGACAAGGACAAGTTCAACGCCCACAACCGCAACCTCAAATAAATAAAGATCAACGAGATTTTTCGCATCTTGACGAACCTATGATTAAAGAAAACAGAAAACCAAAACGCAGGAAGAGAGTACCTAAAGTTCTGGAAAACATTGAAGTGCCAACTCTAGAAGAGATAAAACAACCAATTACTGAAGATGTTACCGAAAAAGTACAGTTTAACGATACTCTACAGCAAAATATTGTAGAATCCAGAAGCAGTGAAGGTTTGCCATCGTATCGCGCAGAGTTTGCTGGAAGGGACATTTTTGTTGGTTTCTCTGCCAATAGAGCCACTAATCCGATTACAACCCTAGCGTTGATCAATATTGCACTTGATTTCGGGCGAGATAAAATCCGTTTTGATATCTCTAGTGATGAATACAATTTCTACAAATCACGAAATGATCTTGCAGAAAAATTCCTAGCTACAGATGCAAAATGGTTGCTGTTGTTGGACAATAACATCATCCCGTCTATTGGTAGACCGCAATGGGCAAAGGCAACAATCGGTGCTGCGCGAAATGTCCACGATTCGCACCTCCAGAAGCACATTGTGCATCGTCTTATTGGAGCAGGGAAATCTCTTGTTGGTGCTGCATACTTTGCAAACGCAGACGATGCATCAATTGACTGCTCAAAAACCGATTTAGGCAAAAAAGCACGGGTTTGTACTGATTCCGTTGAGGCGGTTGACTGGGTTGGAAGCGGATGCTTACTGATCCATCGTAGAGTGCTTCAAGATATCAAGAAAAAGTTCCCTGATATCAAGCATGGAGCATTTTATCCTGACGATATTTCATTTTGCAAAAAAGCAATGGATGCAGGACACCAGCCGCACATTGATTTGGGTGTTCCAGTTTTCAATGTTGGCATTAAGGCATACTAATGAAAAAGAAAATTTACGGATATTATGAAAGTGTGCAATTGCTTCCTCAAGACGAGCAATTTGCTTGTGCAAACATCTGGAAATCGACATGGGAAGCGCAAGGATGGGATCCTGTGATACTTAATCGTTCACACGCGCAAGGAAGTCCGCTTCACTTGAAGCTAATGACTAAATTAACTAGACTCGCACCAGTTCTTCCGAATGAGTTGCAAAATAATTTCGCTTTTATTTGCGCTCGTTTTTCCCGTTGGTGTGCGCTCCACGCCGCAGGAGGTGGATGGATGAGTGACTACGATGTTGCTAATATTTCATTCACTCCGCAGCTTGCTGATGAAGTTGAAAAAACTGGTTCATTGCTTCTTTTGTCTGGAAAACCATCTTATATTTTTCACACAACAAAAGAAATGTGCGCTCACGTCATAAACACAATACTTTCCAATGATCTTCATGTGAATGGAGTGTTAAAAAATGAAGATAATATTTTTAACGAGTCTGGGAAACTAGATAAAATTGAAGGAAACTTAATTCACGCAAAACTTGAGAATAATATTTTAAAATCACAATATCTAAAAAATATTTTAAATATTATTTGACATTGTTTTTATATTGATATAAAAGGCTAACAACTCGACGTGCCAGATTCGTTATTCTGGTGACTCTGCGGAAGTCAAAAAATCTGCAAACAGGCCGAATAAAGCCCAACGTGCCGGGGCAACAAAACCAAGAAATAAAGCAGGACGATCAATTCGGTGACATCACCGAAATGATATTCCCGCACAACTTGAATGTTGCCCGAAAGATTTTCTTACGGGAGTTCAAGCAGAACAACCAAACAAATAAACAATTAATTAGAAAAATAATAATATGGCTCAAGAATGTATCTCTCTTGCTGCAATTCAAAACTTTGCCAGCAAAGACGTAAATCGTATCATTGGACAAATCGGTCGAGTTCTCGCCCGTAAGAGTCCTTATATCAACTCCATCGATGGTGGAACCCTCCCCAATGTCTCTGATGTTGTGCGTAGTGTTGTCGAGGAAATGGCAGTTCCTGCCGCTTCGCTTGCCTCTCCCACCTTTGTCAACGACACCAGCCTCTGCGGTGTTGGCGCAACCCCTGACGTTGTTGGCTCGACTGAATATCAGTTCCAGCTTCAGACCCTCCGTGGTGCTGGGCCTCGCGTTTGTGTCAAGCAAGCTCGTACTGCTTTCAAAGGCAGCTATCTCCAAGCTCAAGTTTCGCTCGAAAAGACGATCCTTCAGCTTATCAACGCTGACATCCGCTATCAATATTTGATTCAGAGCGGCATTAAGTATGTTGTGGACTCCACCGCTACTTTCTCTGCCAACCTGACTGGCGATATGCAGCAGATCAACACGTTGTTTGCCAACAAGGTTCCTGACGCTCCTATGAACTTCAAGACCCTCTACAAACTCGGCACGTTCCTTCGTGAAGAGATGCTTGCTGAACCCTTCGCTACTGCTGAAGGCGAGTTCTTCCAAGTTATCGCTTCCGCTGACCAAATCGAGAACTTCCGTAATGATGCGGACGTTAAAGAAGATTTGATCGGTCTTACGACTGGTTCTTTCAAACTTGGCGAGTCTGCTATCAGCGGTTACTCGTTCCAAGGTTATCGTGGGTTTGCATTCGGTATCGACCAACAACCTCTTCGCGCCACCGCGAACGTTGCTGGCGTCCTTACCCTTGTCAACCCAATCGTTTCAACTGCCGTGACGAATGGCTTCGCTCAACGCCGCAACCCTGCTTGGGTGGCTGCTAATTACGAAGTGATGTTTGTCATTGCTGGTAATGCGTTCAAGCGTCTTGTGCCTGAAAGCTATGTTGGTGAGGGAACCTTCCGTTTCGCTCCTCAACTCGCTATGGGTGAGCTTGAGTGGACTTACTTCCGCGACAACGATTGCAACCTCTATGGTGATTTCGGTCAGCACATCTATCAAATTCAACGCGCTATTCAGCCAATTCGTCCACAGAACGTTGTGGCGATTGTCTACAAGCGTTGCCAAGACGATGTGAATCCCGCGCCTTGCGTGTAAGTTAGATTGATATCGGTGGCAGAGTTAATTAGTTGACTCTGCCACCTCATCAGTTTAACATTTAAAATTATGGACGATATCCCTTCAATTCTTGACACAGCAAAATTCCGTCATTTAGTCCTTGATGGGGTTTCTAATATAGCTAACTCTATTCAAGGATTTCAAATTCCAGAATATGACGAACTTGCTTTGACTTACTACGGCTCGACTAACAATATTGCCACAGTAGTTTATAGTAAAGCATCTGTTGTTGTTGCTACACTTACATTGACATATTCTGTGCAACCGCCTACTGCAAATGATGCAAATCTTGTAATGGTAAGCATAGCATGATATGGCAGTTAAATTCAAT